TTGTATGATAAGGGCATAGCGTAGTTTATGTAATCATTATCTAACTTGATATAATTATCAGGAAAGATTGGTGATCATGTACCCACGCAAAATACATGACTTTTGGATGAACGGAACCATCAAAGATGATTCCAAATTCCAAAGCTCTAGGGATAACTATGAAAGACTTTTGGTCCAGCAGATGCGAGACAAAGGTTATGTTCCTGTCCTTGACATGCAACCACAATTTAATGTAAAATATAACGAAGAGAAGGACCACTATTCTTTCAACCTTGTAATGTACGGCATATTTATTGGTAAAGCCAAAGCATTAAAGTACGAAGGGTTCTCTGGCCAGAGTTTAATACCTAAAGGAAAATAAATGTCAGATGCATATACTAAAGCGGACCTCCGCTCTATTTTGCAATCTTGTGGCATTGAAATCATTTCAGAAACTGGCACAGATTTTCTTTGCCTTTGCCCATTTCACCACAATACAGACTCACCAGCTTTTGCAGTAAGTTATTCTAAAGGTCTTTACATTTGCTACAATCAAAATTGTGATTCATCGGGTACGGTGCTGGACTTAGTTAAAACATTAACCAACCGCAACGACTTTGAAGCTATGCGTTTTATATCAGCCAATAAGCTTTCTGCAGCCGAGCTACTAGAGCAAGAATTAAAAGAGTTGTTAGACGATAAGCCTGAGTTTGTAGAATTTTCACAAGCAACACTAGATAAACTAAATCTTGCTTTGACAGCTAGTCAAGAGGCAAAAGAATACTTTTTGTCTAGAAAAATTGGTCCAGAGGCAGGCAAGCATTTTGGACTGGGGTATTCAGAAAATCAAAAAATGGTTACAGTGCCATTGCATTCTCCTGATGGGATACCAGTTGGAATTATTGGTAGATCAATTCAAGGGAAGAATTTTAAGAATAGCCCCAACTTGCCACGCAATAAAACTATGTTTAATCTGCACCGAGCAAAGCGTGAGGGCGGAACTATTATAGTCGTAGAGTCTAGCTTTGATGCTATTCGTTTGTGGCAGGCGGGATTTCCAAATGCTGTAGCAACCCTAGGAGGTAGCATATCAGACACCAATATTCAACACTTAAATAAGTATGCATCTACAATCATTCTAATGACAGACAATGATTCAGCTGGGCGGGCTTTAGGAAATACAATCGCTAATAAATTAAAGAATAAAAATATTCTGTGGGCTAAATATGACCACAACTGTATATACCCACATATGGCAAAAGATGTGGGCGATCTCACAGATGAAGAAATAAAAACATGTATAAAGAATGCAATCCCGCATTTTGAGTATGCCAATATCTAGTAGACAAAACCATATTGGCATGATATACTAATCAAACAGGGCATCAAACAGCCCTTATACTAAGGAGAAATATATGGGTATCGTAACAGGTCTAAAAGCTATGAATGAGCAAATGGAACAAAAGTCTCATTCTAGTGATGCACAAAAAGGAAGATGGCTACAACTTAAAGATGGCCAATCACTAAAAATCCGCTTCATGCAAGAAATTGATCCAGACTCTAAGAATTATAATGATAAGGCTGGCTTGGCATTTATTGCAGTTGAGCACACAAATCCAAAGGATTACAAGCGTAAGGCTCTTTGCACAATTGAAGACCAAGGTCGTTGCTACGGTTGTGAAATGCACCGCCGTGACCCAAAGGCTGGTTGGAAGGGTCGTGCACGTTTCTATGCAAATGTGCTCGTTGATGATGGCTCAGAAGAGGCATATGTCGCAATCTTTTCACAAGGTGCAGGTCCAAAGTCTGCAACACCTGAAATCATCAACTATGCGGGGGAGACTGGAAGCATTTCCAATCTTACTTGGAAGCTAAAGCGTACAGGCACTGCAACAGAAACTAATTATTCAATTATTCCATTGCCTACAGCAGATGTAGCACCAATTGATTTGGATAAGTATGAATTGTTTGATCTTCAAAAGACAGCAGTTCGTGATGTTGCATACGACGAGCAAGAGTCATTTTATCTTGGAATCACATCTGATTCTTCTGATGAATCTTTGCAGTCAACCTCATCCGCCGTTGAGTGGTAATTAAAAACTAACAAGAGAGTTAAACATGTCTGACTTTGTGCATTTGCATTGCCATAGCCATTACTCGTTAATGGACGGGCTTAATACACCTCATGAATTACTTGAGGCTGCAAAGAATCAGGGTCAGACATCTTTAGCTATTACAGACCACGGCTCTCTTGCATCTCACAGAGACATGCAGATTGCAGCAAAAGAACTTGGCATGAAGCCAATCCTTGGACTAGAAGCATATATATCATCAACAGATCGTTTTGACAAAAGAGCAGTATCTAAGCGTGACGACAATACCTCTTTATATAATCATATAATTTTGTTAGCTAAGGATAGTTTAGGACTAAAGAACCTACAAAAGCTATCGCAGATTGCTTGGACTGAGGGGTATTATCATAAGCCAAGAATTGATATTGATGCTCTATTTGAATTCGGTGACGGTATAATTGTATTATCTGGTTGCATGAATGGACTTATCCCTAAAGCTATTGAGCGTGGGGATAATGAAAAAGCAAGAGAATATGTCAAGATGTTCAAGAATCGTTTTGGCAAAGACTTTTATATTGAAGTACAGGCACACAACCCAGAGAGTCTAAACACTGCCCTTCTAGAATTGGCAGATGAATTGGGAGTGAAGCCAGTTGCTACAGGAGATTGTCATTTTGCAAAGAAAGAGGAGAGGGATTTGGAAGAGCTCCTCCTCATCCTCTCAACAAAGCCTACAGAAAACAAAGAAGCAGACTATGCAAGCAGTCGTCAATACACTAATATTGTTGATCGCTTTGATTATATTTATCCCAACCGCCCTATCAGTTTCTCTGATATTAACGTTTATATTCAATCCTATGATGAGATTGCATTGGACTTTGAAAAAGCGGGGATTAAAAGAAAAGATATCTACAAATCATCAGTAGAAATCTCTGACAAGATTGAGGACTATGACTTTCATGAAAACCTTGACTTGTTACCTGTTCCAAAAAAGAATGCATTAAAAACATTAAAAGAAATGTGCGATAAGTCTCTAGTAGAAAAGGGATTAGACAATGAGACATATAGAGAAAGATTACAAGAAGAGCTTCAAATCATCGCTGATAAGAATTTTGCTAGTTACTTCCTTGTTGTTGGTGATATGGTGGGCTGGGCAAAAGACAATGAAATCATGGTTGGCCCAGGAAGAGGATCCGCTGCTGGATCTCTAGTCTGTTATTTAATGGGTATTACTGATGTAGACCCTATTAAGTTTGACCTATTGTTCTTCCGATTTATTAATCCAGAACGTAATGACTTCCCCGATATTGATACAGACTTTATGGACCGCCGTCGTGGTGAGGTAAAAGAGTATCTTCGCAAAAAGTTTAAGCATGTAGCGTCTATTTCTACATACCAATATTTTAAAGATAAAGGTGTTGTGCGGGACGTGGCAAGAGCTTTCCTAGTTCCACTAGGTGAAGTTAATAAAGCACTAAAAGGTGTTGAGACATTTGAAGAGTATGAGTCAAGTCAAAGCACAGAAGAATTTAGAAAGAAGTATCCAGAGGTAACCAAGTATGCCTCCATGCTTCGTGGCAAGATTCGTGGCAACGGAATGCACGCAGCTGGTGTTGTTGTAGCAAGAGATGATATTAGCAAGTATGTTCCTATTGAAACACGTAAAGACCCAAATGAATCAGTTTCTGGTCGCATTCCCGTTGTTGCATATGACATGGAGCAAACCGCTGATCTTGGCTTAATTAAGCTTGACGTGCTAGGACTTAAAACACTATCTGTTATTGATGATGCTTTAAGAACTATTGAACACATTAAAAAGAAAAAGATTAGCCTTAAAGATATAAAGCTTGATGACCCTAAAGTTTTTGAAATGCTTTCAAGTGGATTTACGAAGGGTGTGTTTCAAGCAGAAGCAACCCCTTATACCAATCTACTAATGAAGATGGGTGTTAGTACATTTGAAGACCTTGCAGCGTCAAATGCTTTGGTTCGCCCAGGTGCTATGAATACTGTAGGTGGTTCATACATTCGCCGTAAAAAAGGTGAAGAGATAATTACTTATGCTCATCCAATTATGCATGAGTTTACAGAGCGTACATACGGAGTTATCATTTATCAGGAACAAGTTATGCAGGCTTGCGTATACTTGGGCGGTATGTCATGGGCTGATGCTGACAAGGTAAGAAAGATTATTGGAAAGAAAAAGGATGCAAGTGAATTTGATGTTTACAAGGATCAGTTTATTACAGGTGCAAGCAAACATATTACGCCAGAAGATGCACAAAAGCTATGGCATGATTTTGAGGCTCATGCGGGCTATTCTTTTAATCGTTCACATGCTATTGCTTATTCTATGCTATCGTATTATACTGCGTGGCTCAAGCGTTATTATCCGCTTGAGTTTATGTTTGCCATTCTCAAGAATGAGAAAGATAAAGATGCTCGCACGGACTATCTATTGGAAGCAAAGCGACTCGGCATTAAAGTACTCCTTCCCCATATTAATGAATCGGAGCTGGACTTCAGTATTCAAGGTAACTCAATAAGGTTTGGTCTCTCTAATATTAAATATATTTCAGACAATATTGGTAGTAAGATTACTGCTCTTCGTCCGTTCAGTTCATACAAAGACTTTACGGAAAAGGCGGGGGTTAAGGGAAGTGGCATTAATTCAAGAGCGATAGAATCACTTAATACTATTGGTGCTGCAGCATTTCCTGATAATAAGCGTAGGGGTAATGAAAATGAAAACCTTTATGAATATCTTGGTATTCCTAAATTTGATACAGGCAAGCTAAGTCCTGCAATTAAAGCACAGGTAAACCCACTTGAAGAATTTCTTGAAGAAGGTTGCTTTGTTCTGTTGGCCATGGTTAAGTCTATTAAGAAAGGTCCTACATGGGCTCGTGTAGAGCTTGTAGATGACACAGGTTCAATTGGTATCTTCCATGAAGTAAACACAAAGATTGAGCCAGGCATGATGTACTTCTTCTTAGTCGGAGATAATCGTATCCACAAGTATGTAACCATTAATGATGTTGTTGACAAAGTAGACGATCCATTTGTACAATGGTTGTATAAAGATAAGCTCAAAGTTGAAAATGGTAAGAGGCTAGTTTTAGATTTTACACACTATAAGACTAAAGCAAATAAGATGATGGCCCACATTATCTTATCTGATGCAGATAAAAACTTAGAGCGTGTTATTGCTTTCCCTAAGTTATATGCAAAGGCTTTGGGCAAGATGCAGGCGGGAATGATTTGTGATCCCGCAATTGCACAAATGGATGATGGAACTCTATATGTAAAGGAGGTAGGTTAATGGAAAAAGATGTATCAAATGCAAACATATCCCTAGAACAAATTTTGGCAGCAATAATTAATAAGTTTGGCTCTGTTGATATTAGCATGAAAGACTTGTTAACTAATTATTCAGAAAAAAGTATTTCAGTAACTCAAGACCCAGACAGTGATCAAATAAGATTTGAGCTTATTGATAATCCAACAGAAACCGAATAAATAGTGTATAATATAAGTATATGGCTCAGTCCTACATACTTAAAGGTACGGAGAACGAGTTCCTGTTAGTAATTAGAGCAGAGGACGAAAAGGCAATCTATAACATTATAGATTTTTTAGCGACTAGTCGTAATGAACAAGTTAAAGAGTTAGCAATAGAATTAGAGAAGAGTTTACATGATAACGGAAGAGATTCTGGCAAAGCTGGATCCAAAAACAAGAGCAAGACTACAATTAGCAACAACAGTAAGCGTAGAAAAACAAAAGACGCCTAGTATTGGTTTAACAATGGGCCTTAAAGGTGGTTTAGGCTTTGGTCGTCAAGTTCTAATTTGGGGAAATAAGTCTGCTGGTAAATCTTCATTCTGCCTACAAATGATTGGGCAAGCACAAAAAGAAGGCAAGACATGTGCTTGGATTGATGCAGAAGCATCATATGACCCAACATGGGCTGCTAAATTAGGTGTAGATTCAGAAAAGCTTATTTATTCTCCAGCTAAATCTATTAACGATATGGTTGATGTTGCACAACAACTTATGGAAGCAGGAGTAGATATTATTGTTGTAGATTCAATTTCTGCTCTACTCCCCGCCATTTATTTTGAAAAAGATAGTTCAGACTTAAAGAAGCTGGAAGACACCAAGCAAATTGGTGCAGAAGCAAAGGATATGACACATGCAGTCAAAATGCTTAACTATGCCAATAAGAATACATTACTCGTGCTTATTTCTCAACAGAGAAATCAATTCGGTAGCATGCATGCATCGCACATCCCTACAGGCGGAATGGCAGTTAAGTTTTTTAGCAGTACCGTCATTAAACTTTGGGCATCGGAAGCTGATGCAAATGCTATTAAAGCTGGAATCCAAGTTGGTGACAAAATTATTGAACAAAAAGTTGGTAGGCCAGTCAATTGGATTATTGACTACAACAAGACTGGGCCAATGGGACTATCGGGCCAGTACGACTTTTATTTTCAAGGTGATAAAGTTGGAGTTGACGTTATCGGGGAAATCCTAGATGTTGCTGAAATGATGGGTATTGTACAAAAAGGCGGTGCTTGGTATACAGTTAATGAAGAGCGTTTTCAAGGACGTGCTAAAGCTGTAGAATATTTGCGGGAAAACCCAGATGTAGCTGAAAAAATTAAGGGAGAAATCTATGACAAATCTTGAACAATTTCTTAATAAAGACAATAAGGTAAAGCATAAAAGAGTTGAACCTGCAAGCGGTTCCTTTAAATGCCAGATTCCAGAATGCAATGAAGTAGTTTATGAAGGCTTTGTTGACAAAGACGAAAATCGTTTATATTGGATATGCTCTAATGATCATGAATCTAGTGTGGTATTTTAATGTCAGAGCGTGGAGAAATAAAACGTGACGGAGCTAAAGGACAAAAAAATTCTGGTCGTGGCGATTACCAAAAGGGAGACGCTCAATGGCATAATTTTGTGGTTGATTATAAAGAGTATGAGAAATCAATCTCTATATCAAAAGATATTTGGGCTAAAATTTGTACAGACACTTTTAAGGTGGATAGGAATAAGAGCCCAGTTCTTAAACTCATCCTTGGTGGCGAAGGAACTAAAACTAGACTTGCAGTAATTGAATGGGCTTTACTTGAGCAGTTGATAGAGTGTTGGGAGACACATAATGATTAATGAAACTGATGTAGAAGAATTTCGCATTTGGTTTAATAACGGAGTAGAACGTGGTTGGGTTACAGATGTTTTTTGTGCTACCCACGACGGCATACCTTCAATTTCTGAAGAAGAAGAAAAAGAATGGGAAGATGGTGGAGACCCTTGCCAGTTTGTGGTTAGGATTCTTGAATGACAGATAAGCCAGTAGTTGAACTAATTAGTGAACTTACAGAGTTTAATGACATGAAGCAGTTCATGAATGATTCTGATCTTGACTATGCACTTGATTTAATTATTAAATTGATTGCAAAGCCTGATGTACCTTCATCAAAAGCTCCCGACCTTATTGTAAAGATGCAGGCTTTGTCTGCAAAGTTTGCAATGATGTCAAGATTCTATACTACCTTTGAAAAAGGCGGGGAGAATAGTAAGAAAAAGAACGTATATTACACAGCAGAAGAAGCAATCAATCGCCTAGTTGATGCCCTTAAATATTCAGCAAAGTATGGAGCATAATGGGAAGAGATTTAATTGCTAATTTAAAGTTTCAAAAGATGTCAAATCCAGAAGGGTTTGATCCAATCAAGTTTGCAGAAATGTATGAGGAGGCTGTATTAAGTGGAAAAAGACCAAATGAATTTACCCAAAAGAAAACTTTTAGCCCTAGTACTGTTGGTTACGGCAACGGTAATTGTCCTAGATATTGGTTCCTTGCTTTTACTGGTGCTGAGTTTGAAAATGAAACCGATGCTATGGGCGTCGTTAATATGGATAATGGTACGTATGTTCATGATCGCATTCAGAAAGTCATGGCTAAAACTCCAGTATTCAAAGCAAATGAAACAGAAGTTACCCATGATGATCCTCCAATTAGAGGCTTTGCAGACACTTTTATAGAGTGGAACGGCAAAGAAGTAGTTGGCGAAATTAAGTCTGCCAAAGAAGAAATCTTTGCCATTAGACAAGCAGAGATGCAAGGATTGCCATATCATAAAGTTCAGCTTTTAACTTACATGAAGATTCGTGGGGCAGAGCAAGGATTCTTTTTCTACGAAAATAAAAATGACAATAGCTTTTTGATTATTCCAATTAACATGGATGAAAAGAATACCAAGCTTGTTGATGGTGTTTGGGATTGGATGCGTAAAGTTTATGATGCTTATGAAGCAGGAACTTTGCCAGAAAGAAAGTTTACTAAATCAACATGGGCATGCAAAGGTTGTCCAGTAAAGAAAGTATGCTGGGAAGATAAAAAAGATCTTGGCGAAGTTGACATAGAGGCGTTGGTACTTGAAAAGTGAAATGTGCTTATGCTGAGTGCTCAAATAATTTTGAGCCTAAAACCCATAACCAAAAGTATTGCTCTGATGAGTGTTGCCGCATAGCAACAAATCAAAAACTCAAAGAAGCATACTATGAGAAAAAAGCTCGGTTGGCGGGTAAGCAAAGAATATGCAAGAACAAAGGATGTAATGTAATTTTAAGTAGATATAATGAATCTAATATATGTGATAAGTGTGTTGGGGAAGTTAAAAAAGCTGAAAAACAATCATTACTGGAGATGATAAATAATGTCATTAGCTAGTCTTGTAAAACCCAGAGGAACTAAGGTACTTGCTATAGATGCAAGTACTAATAGCCTTGCCTTTTGCCTTATGAGCGGTAAAAAACCAGTTAAATGGGGAGAGGTTGTGTTTGAAGGGGCGGATGTCTATGAAAGAATACTTGACGCAAAGCGTAAGATTAAATCATTTAAAAACCAGTTAGACACAGACTTTGTTGTTATTGAAGCTGCAATTACAGTAAGATCTGTACAAACAGGAATTAAGATGGCATACGTATTTGGTGCTATAATGGGAGAGTTACTTAGTGATAATGTTGAGGTTGTTGAAGTTCATCCTATAACTTGGCAATCTTATCTAGGAAACAAAAATTTTACAAAGGCAGAAAAACAGGCGGTAAAAGATGAATTTCCAGGAAAATCAGATAACTGGTACAAGGGAAAAATCAGAGAACTTAGAAAGTCTCGGACAATTGACTTTGCAAGAACACTGGGCATTAACACTGAAAATGATAACGTCGCTGATGCGGCGGGGATAGCATGGTATGCAGTAAATGAAATTATATGATTCTAAAGAGTGGTGCTACAAGAGATATGTAGTAGAAAAAAAGAAAATTGTTGATATGGCAATGGAAGCTAAGTGCTCTCATATGACCATCCAGAGGTCACTAGAAAGATTTGGATTTATTAAAAAGCCTAGAAAGTGGACAAAATGATACCAGTATTAGCTATACCAGTTTTAAACAGATATGATTTGCTAGATCAAAATATTGAAAGTATTGATTACCAAGTTGCCGAAATTCTTATTATTAATAATGGTAAAGAGCCATATGAGCCCAAGCGTAAAGATTTAAATATCAGAGTTCTTAATCTTCCCTCTAATCTTGGCATGTCTGGCTCATGGAATTTAACAATTAAATTATATCCACATGAAGAGTACTGGATGTTTTCGTCAGCAGATACTTTTTGGATTCCAGGTGCTTTAGAAAAGTTGTCTGCAGAAAGTGGTAAAGGCAAATTGGTTATGACTACCGAAGGCTGGGGAGCATTTACTATTGGTGAAAATATTATTAGAGAAGTAGGTCTTTTTGATGAATATTTCTATCCTATTTATTATGAAGATACAGATTACTACGAAAGAGTAATGCGTTCAAATGTTAAAGATGGATATGTTAGTGGATTAATTGAAGTAAATGTGCCTCATGGTGCATCTCAAACAATTAAGAGTGATGTTAATTTAACAAACAAAAATAATAAAACATTTGCAATTAATGAAGCTTATTTTAATAAAAAGAAATCAGAAGATTTTAAGATTAACGGAGTTTGGAATATTAATCGCAGAAGGGAAAATGAATGGCTGCGATAATTGGTTTATTGCCAGCTTCTGGCAGTGCATCAAGGTTGGGCGGTATACCAAAGTTTTGTTTGCCTCTGACAGACACTCAAAATATATTACAATGGCATGTAGAAAAAATGCTAGAAGTATGTGATATTGTAAAAATATCTACTAGATCTGCGTGGCTTCCCATTGTAAATCAAATGGATCTGCCTCCAACTGCAGTAGTATATGAAATTGAGCCTTCAACAATGTCTGATGCATTAGTTAAAATGATGGTTAATCCAAAATCTAAATACATTATTGGTATGCCAGACACCTATATGCCAGGATCTAATGGGGAGTTTTATAAACAACTTGCTGAATCTGATGCAGATGTTACCTTGGCAGCTTTTGATTGTCATGAAGATTTAATGGGTCGTGTAGGTCAGATTAAGTTTGATGAATCTAACAATGTTATTGATTCCCTTGACAAGACTTTAGGGTGCGACTATAATTATATGTGGGGAGCAATGGCTGTCCAAAATGTTTATATCAATGAAGAGTTTCCAAACCCAGGTGTTCAAATAATGGATTGGGTTAATGAAGGAAAAGATGTAAAGGCGGTAGTTGCAAAAGGCAAGTACCTAGATATTGGAACCGTCAATGGTCTTAAAATGTTGTATAGAGAGAAAATATAATGCTAAATCCAGTATATAAAGACGCTAAACAGTTTAGTTGCAATGATTTGTATTTGCATTCAACAAGTGCCCCTTCAGGCAATAAAATTTGGCATACTTGCCATGAAATTGCTCAGCTACTTATAGAAAAAAATATTTCATATGGCGATTCAGCTTTATCTCCAAATAGAATATTTGCTCAGTCTGACAATGTTGAACAGCTTAAAGTAAGAATTGATGATAAGTTAAACCGTGTGAAGAATAATCAAGGTTTCGCTGGAGACAATGATATTGATGATTTAATTGGTTATTTAATTTTACTTAAAATTACCATTGACAAAAGCAATGATTAAGAGGTATAATTAAATAATGGATAAATTGATTAGACAAGCGGGGTCACAGTCACAAGCTGGACAAGAGTCATTTGTTTTGAACATGACAGGCTGGAAAAAAGATGGCTATTATGTTGAAATTGGTGCGTTTGACCCGTGGAAAGATTCTAATACTTTTAACCTTGAGACAGAATATAACTGGAAGGGCTTTGGCGTAGAAATTCTTCCAGAATGTGTTGAAAATTTTAAGACTAGAAATAACCCGTGTATAGCTGCAGATGCAATGACACTAAATTATAGTGAATTATTTAAAACATATAATGCGCCTAAGCAAATTGATTATTTACAACTTGATGTTGAACCAGCCGAAAATACCTTAAAAGTTTTGCAAGCCATGCCCCTAGGAGAATATCGTTTTTCTGTAATAACTTTTGAACATGATCTTTATGATAATAATTGGCCAGATAACCATAAGCATAAAAATACAGCAAAAAATATACTTGAGTCTTATGGGTATAAATTAGTTGCAGAAAATATTAATCATGGTGAAAATAAACCTTTTGAAGATTGGTACATTGATCCAATAGTTATTAATGAAAGTATATGGAGTCTTGCCGTGTGCAACAATATTGACGGAAATAGTTTGTTTGAATAGGAAAAAATATGCCAACTTATGATTATACGTGTATTGAATGTGATAAAACAAAAGGGGTTACTAGGTCATTTTCTGATCCAGAAGTCATTCCTCCATGCCCAAGTTGTGGCTATAAAATGACAAGAGTATATACGCCTGCAGGAATTCAATTTAAAGGATCAGGATTTTATAAAACAGACAATGGCTAATGAAATAGAAGTTGCGGGTCAATTTGACCAAATGAATAAAGTTATTGAAGAATTGCTAAAGGGCAATTCTCCCGCCCAGATTGCTCGTTCTCTAGAGCTTACTCGTGTTCAAGTAGAAAATTATATTGATGCTTGGAAGGGCTTTGTTCATGACAACAAAGCTATTCGTGACCGTGCTAAAGAAGCTTTGGCGGGAGCAGATGAGCATTACAATATGCTTATTAAAGAAGCTTGGGTTACATTAAATCAAGCAGATGCACAAGATGCACCAAATGTTAAAGCACAAGTAATTAAGCTTATTGCTGATATTGAAGCCAAAAGAATTGATATGTTAAACAAGGCGGGAGTTTTGGAAGATACTTCTATGGCAGATCAAATCCTTGAGTCAGAAAGAAAGCAAGACATTCTTGTAGGAATACTAAAAGATGTAACTGCAACTTGTGATAAATGTAAATGGGAAGTATCCCGTAGACTCTCAGAAGTAACAGGTCAAATAGAGGCTGTTGTAATAAGTGACTGATTTTAATATTTTTCTTGATGCTCTTGAAGGTGATGAGTTCTCAGAAAAACCCGCATCTCTTGAAGAATTTGTAACCAGCAAAGATTATTTGGGACTGCCTCCTCTTTCACAATATCAATATCAAATGATTCGTGCATCTACGCAAATTTATAAGCGTGAGACATTGCACAAGATTTATGGTGAAGAAGAAGGCGAAAAGATTTGGAAGCAAACTTGCTCCGAAGTTATTCTGCAACTGGGCAAAGGTTCTGGAAAAGACTATACATCTACAATCGCTTGTGCATACATGGTGCATTTGCTTTTGTGCTTAACGGATCCAGCAAGATACTATGGCAAGCCACCAGGCGATGCTATTGATATTATTAACATTGCTATTAACGCTATTCAAGCTAACCGAGTATTCTTTAAAGGATTTAATCAACGTATTGAAAAGTCCCCGTGGTTCCAAGGCAAGTATATTGCTAAGGCTAACATGGTTGAGTTTGATAAATCTGTTACAGTTCACTCAGGTCACTCAGAGCGTGAAGCATGGGAAGGCTATAACGTTCTTGTAGTTATCCTTGACGAAATCTCAGGCTTTGAACTTGAGTCAACTTCAGGTCACGATCAAGCTAAAACTGCTTCAGCAATCTACAAGATGTATCGTGCATCTGTAAACTCCCGTTTTCCAGATTTTGGTAAAGTAATTCTACTTTCATTCCCTCGCTTTAAAAACGATTACATTCAGCAAAAGTATAATGAAGCGGTGGCGGAAAAAGAAGTTGTGCTGAGACATCATAAGTTTAAGGTTGATCCAGATTTGCCAGATGGCACAGAAGGAAATGAATTTGAGATGGAGTGGGAAGAAGACCATATCATCTCGTATAAAGTACCTAGAATGTATGCTTTGAAAAGACCTACATGGGAGATCAATCCTACTAGAACTATTGATGATTTTACTATTGACTTTTATACAGACCCTACAGATGCATTGTCTCGCTTTGCATGCATGCCTCCAGATGCTACGGATGCGTTCTTTAAGAGCAGAATGGTTATTGAAAAAGCATTTAGTAATCCAAAGTTAAATGTAGATTCATATGGCAGATTTGAAGATGATTTTAGACCACAAGAAGACGTAAAGTATTTTATGCATGTGGACTTGGCACAAAAACATGACCATTGTGCCGTAGCTTTAGCTCACGTTGCGGGCTGGGTTTCAATGAAGATTGGTGACAATTACAAGCAAGCAGCACCCAGAGTTGTTGTTGATGCAGTAAGATATTGGACGCCAACTGCATCTAAATCAGTTGACTTTACAGAAGTTAAAGATTATATTACAAGTGTTAGAGATCGTGGATTCAATCTTAAATTAGTTACATTTGACCGCTGGAACTCACATGACATGATGCAGCAGTTGGGGGTTCATGGCATTAAAACTGAGATTCTTTCTGTTGCTAAAAAGCACTATGAAGATATGTCTCTTACATTAACTGAAGAAAGATTACATGGACCAAAGATCCAGCTTTTGATTGATGAATTGCTTCAGCTTCGCATTGTTAGAGACAAGGTAGATCACCCTAGAAAGGGTTCTAAGGACCTTTCAGATGCTGTCTGTGGTGCAATCTACAATTCAATTGCATTAACGCCACCAGACGCAGACAAAGAAGTTGAGATCTATACTTATGGCGGGGTGTTTGCAGATGAGATTCAGAAGCTAAAAGAAGAATCAGATGCTAGATTAAAGAATGTTATTAGAATGCCTGATAAACCTGAGATGCCTACTAATTTACGTGAATTCATGGGTATTGAAGAAGATGAAGATGAGATCCCTGTTGACAGCTTTAGAATTCTATAGTAGACTGTCACCTATAACAACAAACAAAGGATAATAAATGCTGGCAAATGGAACAATTAAAACCATTGAAGATGAAGAAGATATTTATATTAGTTTAACTGCACTTTGTGAATATTTTACAATGTCTTCAGTTAATATGAAGAAAGAAATTGAATTAACAGATACAAAGAATAAACGATATGCTGCTGGATTGTATGACATGATGCATACACTTGCACAAGAAATGTGTGAGTTGGGTAAGTATGAAGCACAACGTCGTATGATTAATAGTCCAGAAGATCTATTAAAGATGATTGACAAGAACCCTTTTGGTAAGATAGAATAATATAAATTGGGATGTAGCTCAGCTGGCAGAGCGTCCGACTGTTAATCGGAATGTCGTAGGTCCGAATCCTACCATCCCAGCAAATTATTAAACAACTAACAGAAAGAGTATAATTATGAATATGATGGCTGAGAAAGTAGAAGATAGTAAAGATGTTGAAGAATTTATACTTGGTCCTAGCAATCGTTGTGACAGTTGTGCTGCTGAAGCTTTAGTTTTAGTTAAAGGTGTAACAGGCGAACTATTGTTTTGTGGTCATCATTATGCAAAAAATGAAGAAGCATTGAAAAATTTTGCATATGAAATAGTTGATGAAAGAAAAAAGTTAATAGAAAATAAATTAATTGGTGAAGCCCACGCCTAATCAATCAGGAGCAATAGCTCAGTTGGTTAGAGCCCCCGACTCATAATCGGGTCGTCGTAGGTTCAAGTCCTACTTGCTCCACTAATTCCCGTTCGTCCAACTGGCAGGACAATGGCCTTTGAAGCCATGAATCGTGGTCCGAATCCACGGCGGGAAGCCAGGTCATAGATGGCACTTACTTAGGATGTTATAGTTACATATTACAAACTAACTGGGCAACTCGCTCACCATCTATGGCCCCTTGCCTCTTTAGCTCAGTGGTAGAGCATCCGCCTTGTAAGCGGAAGGTCGTCAGTTCAATCCTGACTAGAGGCTCAAATGATGTTATAATTAAACTATCATGACTGATGCACACGATCAAAATATGACTTTACATATTCTGGCACATATTCCAGAACATGACCCACGTGAATCTGATCCAAATTATAAATATTTTGTTCAAGCCAAAAAAAAGATCAAAGAGGCGGGACTTTGGAAATGTGTGATCAATGATGATTTATGTGGCGGGGAACCAGAATTACATCACACACATGTAGAATTTAGC